GCATGACTTACCAGTCCCCGTGGCCCCAGGAAGATATATACCGCCCCTGGAGAGAGCGGTGCCCTTTTGAATAGAGGGCGGAACTACAAGGTAAGAGCGTCCACAGCGGAACTCAGAGAGTGGACTCCCTGAGCTGCCAGGCCATAAGGCCCGGGCACTACTGAGAGAGCACCCGACATGGTGCGTATGATGTTCAGGACTCTTCTCCAAAAGCTGTCGTTGTCGACGAAAGCCACTCCGACGGGCAGTTCATTGATTACTTTCTTGTAGATCTGAATTGCAAGCTCATCGCAGGGCGAGAAGGTTGTGTACTCATACACAGAGGTGCCAGGTAGAACTTGGTATTCCACACAAGACCAGGTTTTGATTATCGCCGTATTACTGGCGTTTGCACCTACTCCTGAAATCTTGACTACCAGTGAGTCAAACTGTTCGTCAAGACCTGTTATGCATCCTCCCGGATTGTTGAGCTGACCGAAGTCAGCACCCAGAATTGGATCCGGTACTTTCTCACTGCTTTCGAGTATTCTGTTAAAGAGAAACTCAGAACCAGTGTTATAACAGGCTGTGTAAACACCAAGATTGAAGGGTCCAGTGTATTGGTTGGCATTGGTGGCATTACAGCCCTCAAGCCCTATGACACTGAACAAATTCGCAGCATTGGTGGTGTTTCTTGTTTCAATAGCGAGAGGAATCTTCCAAGCCTGGACATTTCCGGACCAAGTCATCTGGTTGGTTGTTGGGACTAACTCAAAATGATTTGATACAAACCTGAATTTGGTGACAATCTCGGCTGCCTTATCTCCTGGAGCCGGTCCAAAGAGAGAGGCGAAGTCCGAGTATTGGGTGGCATTGAAGATTGTGCCAGGTGTAATTGGGTTTCCTGCAGGTACCGTAGCGGTAAAATATGCTATACCCGGACAAGGGGCTAGAATATAATACACATCTGTATTGGCACCATAGGTGGCTGGATTGACCAGTCTATGTTTCTTAACCAAGCTTTTACCTTCAAACTTGTCAGGAACTCCCTGTACCTTTGTCTGGTCAAAGTCAGGAGGAGCGAACGCACATTTGAGGAACGCAAGACCTTCGCTCGACACACGAGCTGAGGTTAGGGTTCGAGCTGCATTTCGAAGGCGGGCCTTCTGGATTGCTCCAGAAGACACACCAGGTGCTTGGATAGAAGGATAGACTCCTTCGCTTTTGTAGGGAATATTAGCTCCTCCACGACGGTTCCGTCGTTTGGCGCTCTTACTCAAGGCCATGTTTTGTTTTGGCTGTCTTGGCTTGACAGCGGGGGTTGATCGTTTAGAATCCATCTTGGGACAGGCTACTTTCTGTTAAATAATGAGGCCCCTCCACCTCATAGTAGCCCGCTGCTTCGATTAGCTCTAGCAGCCTACGATACTCAGGGTGGGAGCCGAGCTCGTCCTCGAATCCAATCATGGTCATCCGGAACTCAAGAGGGTTTCTAGGTTCCTGATGCAAGAGGTTCATGACCATTTTGTTAGCATTCACTGGATAAGAACGACCAGCTTCGTACACTCTGCTGCAAAACTCAAAAGAGTCGCCTACCGTCTCGTACTCTCGACATATCATGCCAAGCTCACTATAGGCCTGAACTGCTCCAGGCACAAAGCTTTCTACGCAGTCGTCTCCGGCGGCAATGGTCTTGCGGGAGCCTACTAGATCAGCCATCCTCACTCGCATAGCGGAATTTCCTCTGCTAGTAGCAAACTTTCCTGAATTGACTATTCCTTTGTAATTGGGAGTCACGATGGTTCCATCCGAAAATTGGAACACTGTCTTAGACTCCAGAATGGCTTTAGCTCTAATCAGCTTCTTGAACACGTTCGAGGGGTTTTCACACAACTTAATGCGGTTCTCGGCTTCGTCCTTGATCATCCATTCCTTTATACTCCAGTCATATCCGCTCATATCGTTCTTAGCCATGGGAAGGCCTGATTGGGCTATGTCCTTGAACACACTATCGTTGTCTTCTGGACTAAAGCCTATACCAGGCTTGGAAGGGATTTCCTTCCAGTTGGCAATCTCCAACTTGCATAAATGTCTAATGAGCAGCATCTCAATCATCTTGTCTGCTAGTGAGACTGACATAATCAGTCTTACTCTTCCCTGTCGGACTTTTTCAACTTTGTGGGGTTCATTCTTTACGAACACTCTCACTATGTCCATGAGTCCGGCATCGATACAATCCTTCCTGTCCATCTCATCAATTTCACTAAGCCTCAAGGCTAGGAGGGCTTCAATGCGGTCTAACACGTAAGCGTTGAAACGCTCCCCCATTGCTTCCAGTACTTGATCGTTTCTGTTAGCCATTTGAGAGAAAGGCACACCAGGACTTGCTTCTGGTTTTATATGCCTTTTCATTTCATCGATTTGGTCTGACCACACTACTCGGTCATAGGTCTCTAAAAACTTGGGGTTTCTAAATTTCAAATATAGGGGCAGGATTCTACTATCTGATTCAGTTATCTCCTCTTGAGAGGGAACCCTAAATTCAGTTATGTGTCTGTCACATTGAAATCTAAAACTAGTCTTTTCCGCCTCGGGTCCTCTAGGAGGCCAGGCGTAATCGGCCAAGCTGGGGTCTATTTCCTTAGCTCTCATCCACATCTCCGACTCCTTCTTCGCTCCAGCTCCTACAAACGTACACCTTGACTTTCCAACAATCTCAGACTTTGCTGAGAAAGGAACTGGAGTTGTCCACTGGTAGTAAGGTCCCCAGCCTTGGCTGGGGCTTTTGAGTTTAAAGGAACCGAAGTTTCAGTATCCAGAGCTTGTTTTGCCTTTCTCCGTTCTCGTCGTTTGGCAGCTTTGGTCTTCTTCGCGACCTCCACTGTTTCCTTCTTGGGAAGTGGAGGGGCTGAAGGTTTCTTAGCTTTGACGGCTTTCACAGAGACTGATGGTTCTACCATTCCACTCTTGAACACAAGCGCACCTTCTCTAGCCGATTGGGACGCATCCAGTTTGGAACCTGTGGCTCCAAGCCTTCCTCCTTCAGAGGACACCCCTTTATGGGTAATCCACGGGCGGCTGGCCTGGCCGAAAAGAGGCCCACTGCCAGGACTTGCTGCTGGTTGGGTTCTAATCTTTTGTAGATATTTCTTTTCTATATCCACTGTAGCTCCTTCTGGGAGTTGTGGAAATAGGGAGCCTTTGGGCACATACGTATAGTTGTCCATAGGACGCAGACTGGTCTTAGCTAAAGCTTCAGTTACTTGTCTAGCCACCTCTGCCTTAACCAGCTCTGCGCTAACTGACGGGTGTTTAACTATCTTGTTAACTATTTCCGTCGGGAAGTGGTTCTTCAAGAATGAGACCGCTTCAGCTCCTCCCTCTTCCATTTTCTCTATGTGCTTGGCAGTTAAGGGGACCAAGACGTAGCCGCACTTAACGCAATTGTAGTTCCGCTTCTCGTGTATCGTGAAGCACTTACTACAGGTCCAGGGGCTCTCTTTCCTAATCTTTCCTTGTTTAACCATCTGGTTCACGTGTTTTCCTTGCGCATCGTTGTTTCTCGTTCTAAAAACCTTGAACTCTTCCACTGATTGCTGAGTCTTTTCGTCTATAAGATCCAACTGCTCAGCCCATGTCATGTCCATATCGTAGACTCTTATGTCCACTTCTAGTTTCTTTCGGAAAAAGATTCTTTGCGCATTCTCGTATTCATCAAGCTCATAATCAGTTTCATCCTCCTCCGGTTCTTCATAAATTATTTCCGGCTGTCCATTTCCTATATCCTCAGATGTAGGGGACTCCTTCTTACAACTTCTAAAAACTGGGGGTATAACACCTACATTGCTATGAGCTTGCACATCGTACTCCACGTGTACTCCGACAATTTGATTACGTGAGTCTAGTATTGGAGCTCCTGACGTTCCAGGAGTCGTACTAGCTCCGTAATTAATGTGCCACGGCTTTGTGTCACTAATCCTAATGGAGGCACTAGCCACACAGGGTTTTCCTTCATACAACTGGCAAATGCTGATTGGTTCTCGAGAATGAACTCGCGAACACCACGTTCCAATCTTCATTCCTAGGGACGAAAATACAAAGGATGGAATTTCCATAATTATAAAGTCGTACTCACTAGAAGGAGAAGCACAAATCACTCTAGATCTGATAGAATCTAATCTAACTAGATTGTCCAAGTGTTTCAGCCTGATTAAGGCTGATCTATTGTAGTCCAAAACATGAAAAGCTGTTAGAAGACAATCCTTCCCTTGGAATTTAATCCTAGAAAAATGTCCAATAACAGTTCCGTCAACATCAAATTGCCCTTGGAAAGAGGGCAATTTGTCCAATTTGTATAACTTAGACGCAGACATTATAGTCTCCTTAATAGTATTAACTGAGGTCTGTTCTCTGTTGGCCTTAGAAAAATTCTTAAGAAGCTGCAGGTCTGAGGACCTCGTAGAGGGGTCCAGGTATACTCTGTGGTTAGGTCCTGCCTCGAGATACACTCCATGCTCGTCTGTTCCAATTTGCGAAGTGGTTCTCTTAAGAACTTCAATCATCTCAACTTGGTCCAAAGCGCTATAAACTTTAACTCGCTCTCGGTCTTGTTTGGCTAATCTGCGAGAGACTCTCCAATTTCTAACCTTTACACAAGGTGCCATAGCACACAAATACATGCATGCGAAGCTTCCTTTAATGAGTTTGAAAACTGGGGTTAAAGCCCAACGCATAAAGTTATATGTATGTCGAGCTATCCAACAATCAAATGCCCACGCAGCGCGAACTGAAGGAGCTGCTAATCTAATCGCCAAAACAACCACCAGAATGATCCAAATAATCACAACCCATCTCCCTATTCTAGTCTTCATTAGACTTCCAAAAGGGTCTTTAAAAAAGGCTTCTATACTTCTTACCACTCTTTGTGTGTTTTTAACGAGCATCGCAACTTCCGAAGACAGGGCTGAGAATGAACCTTCAAACGCTGGTCCCACAACGTGGCTTACTGCCTGTACTGCGGGTTTTATGTTGCTATTTCCTTCCTCATCCCATGCATCATTCGCTTGCCATGGACCAAAACCTTCTCTACGTTGTCTAGAGGGAACAGTCGTCTCCTCTACGGGGTCGATAAAGCCCAACGTGGAAGGATCAAAGGCGTCATCACTCGGCTCAATAGCCGCTGCCTCTGCTCCGCTGATATTCAAGATGAGGAGGACGGCGGCAATTAAAACCGCTAGTCGCAACCCCTGGAGCGTGATGGC